GCCTTAATACTGGCTCGAGTGGTGTTGATTCCTTGTCTCTTTCTGATTATCTTGGCATTCCTGTTGGTGTGCCTAATCTTGATGTTTGTCCTTATTGGCACCGCTCTTATAACTTGATTTATAATGAATGGTTTAGACAGGAGGACATTTGCGAACCAGCTCCTATTGCTGGATTATCGTATGATGGAACGCAAGTTGATGAGGCTCTTTCACAATATCCCCTCCGTAAACGTTGTAAGAGAGCTGATGCATTTACCTCTTGTTTGCCTTGGCCTCAGAAGGGTGATCCCGTAGGCATTAATCTTACCGGTGATTTTGCTGTTTCTTCTCTTGATAACCTTGATGTTAGTCTATTTGGTACAGGTTTAAGCCGCACTGTTCAATCTGGTTACCCTGCTGATTGGCGTGGTTCTAATCTTGGTTCTGGTAGTTCTACAAATGCTGTTTTTGGTTTTAAAACTACCGCATCAAGCCCTCAGGATTGTGGCTCAGCAAGTTTGCGTATTCACAAGGGTGAAATTGAAGACAATCTTTCTGTAAATCTTGAAGGTGTTAATGCTGTAACTATAAATAGCCTTATTCAAGCGTTTGCTACACAGTCATTGCTCCATCGTGACGCTGTTGGTGGAACTCGATTGATTGAACTTATAAGGTCGCATTTCGGAGTCATATCTCCAGATGCTAGAATGCAGAGGCCTGAGTATCTTGGTGGCTTTAGTCAGCCAGTTGTGTTCACAAGTGTTCCACAGACTGATGGCACTGGCGATTATTCTTATACCCCTCAAGGCAATCTTGCCGCTTTTGCTACTGTTTCTGCTCCTGCACATTTTATTAAGTCCTTTACTGAGCATTGTATTTTGCTTGGCCTTGCTAATCTTCGTGCTGATTGTACCTATGACCAAGGTTTACCCAAAATGTTTCAGCGTAAAACAAGGTTTGATTTTTATTGGCCGGCTTTGGCCAATCTCGGTGAAGATGCAATACTTAATAGAACTATTTTCGCTCAAGGTAATAATGTACTTGACGAAGATGATAACCCCGTTGACGAAGGTGTTTTTGGTTATCAAGAGCGTTGGTGGGAGTATCGTTATCACCCGAATCAGTTGACAGGTCGGATGCGTACAGAAGCCAATGCTGGTGCTACTTCGTATCAGTTTTGGCATTTGGCACAGCATTTCTCAACCCTTCCAACTTTGTCTCAGCAGTTCCTGGAACAGTCAACGCCTATTTCGCGTATTATGGCTTTACCCCAAGAGCCACCGCTCCTTCTGGATTGTTACTTTGATGAGGTTTGGACCCGTCCTCTTCCAATGTATTCTATTCCTGGACTTGGTCGTTATTTGTAATTCTTTGTCTTGTTAACTTGGCGGTAGTAGGTTTTTCTCATTCTCCCTACTACCGCTTTTTTTTAGAAAGGTTGAGTTATGTTTGGTAATCTTGCTTCTATCTTTGGTCAAACCGCGCTTGACATTGGTGGTCATATGCTTAAATCTGGCATGTCTTCAGCTGGTGGTTTTCTTAATTCTTTTGCTAATGGTTTTATAAATGAGTTTTTTGGTGAGCGTTCCCAAGATTCAGCCTTAGCCGCCGCCCAGGGTCTTTCAGCATGGAATAAGGCTCTTGATTATGAATATACTCGTAAGCGTGATGATGATTTATTTGATCTTACACGCCGTTATCTTGGTAATACTGCTAAATGGCAGGTTGATGGACTTAAGGCCGCCGGTCTTAATCCTATACTTGCTTTTTCTAACTTAGGTGCATCTACTGGTCTTGGTGCAGGTTCTGCTCCTTCTCCCAGTCTTGGTAGCGTTTCCCCTTACAAGAATAATGTTAATTTGTCAGAGAGTATGCGCACTTTGTCTGCGATTGACCTTAATGAATCCACAGCAAAACAGATTCAAAGTCAAACCGCTCTTAATCGGTCTACTGTTAATTATCAAGATGTTCAGAGTGCTAAGATTGCTTCTGAGATTGAATCACAGCAGATTCAGAATAAGGCCCGTGTTATTGAGGAACTTGCTAAACTCCAGAAAGGCCATGATACTGGCCTTTGGGGTTCCCTTTCAAGGGGTTCCGAGATGTGGGGCGATAAAGATTCATGGGTTTTTTTCAATGATGAGAAGAAGAAGATTGCTAGACAGTTGGTCGATATTGTTTCTGGCGTTCCTACTTCTGATAAATATAACTCTGCAAAATCTGCTTCTCGCGTTAATGAAGATTCTACACCTCGTTTAGAGGCTCGTTCTGAGAATACTTCTAAGTCTGTTGTTGCCACACAGTCTCGACATGAATCTTCCAGCGATAAATGGCGTCGCCGTATTCGTCATTATGGACGTATTCTTATCGATGGCATTAAGAATGCACCCCTTGTGCATTAGTACTATAATCAATCTTCGCGCGCGCGCGTTACGTGTGTGCGCGTTTTGATTTGTATGTGCTTAGAGACTTGTCATACATGTGAACACGCCGCCAGAGCCCCCCAAGGCTCAATGGCGGCGTTGTTTGCATGTTGGCAAGTCGTCTCACCCTTTAGGGCGTTCGTTTGTCGTCAAAGAACGTCCACGCGAAAACACTTGACATATATTAGCGTGGATGACACAAAAAAAAAATTTTTTTTGTGATTTCCTGTTGACATTTGTCAAAACATTTGTTATACTATTCTTAGTTGCGGCGAGTGTCGCATAAGATGGGTTAAGTTAAGATACCATAATCAAAGGAGAAAATCAAGTGAAACGTTCTCGTATAAGTCGTAAAGCCTCTAAGAGGCTTTTCAAAAAAGGTATTCGAAAAATTGAGCCTAAGAATTTGAAGGCACTTCCTCAGCGTGGAGGTATTCATCTATGAAAAATAATATGCTTACTCCTTCGTCTCGTTATGAGTCATTCGTCAAGAATGGAAAGTTCCGTCTTCGTGTTGTTCGTTGTAAGTATTTTGAGGATGTTCAGTATTATCTTGTAGGCGTTCATCTTCATGATGGAGATTGCTGTGATACTGTCCTTCTTGTTGATACTCGTCATTTCTGCGATGGTTCCGTTTTTGAAGTAGATAATTCTTTCTACCTTAGGAATTTTAGATTTGTTCGTTGGGAGGAGTTCAACTCATGAACACACTTATAACAATTTTGACTCTCGTCGGCAAGATTGCCGCCGCTATTGTCGGTGTTCTTGCTGTTAGCGGTTGTGCGCTTGTACCTATTTTCAATTGGTGATATGCCCTCTTGTCTTCATCCATTGCCTATGTGGCGACGATACAAGAAGGATAATGGAAAATGGCAACTTTCTTCAAAGTTGCCACTTTCCCGCCTCTCAAATCCTGCCCCTGATGTTTTTGTCCCTTGTGGTAAATGTCTTGCTTGCCGTCTAAATCGTCGAAATGAATGGGTTCGCAGGTTACAGGTTGAGACATGGACGAATCCAGATTGTGGCTTTGCTACGCTCACTTATCGTGATGAAGATTTGCCCAAAGATTACATGCCGTGTAAGCATGATGTTCAGTGCTTTATCAAGCGTTTACGCAATGTTACCCGTGATTATGGTATTAACATTGGTAACCTAAAGTATTTCATAGTTAGCGAGTTTGGTTCCCGCCGTGGTCGGCCTCATTATCATGGTGTTATTTATGGTATAGATTTTAACTTGCCTTGTTGGCGTTCTCATTACATATGTAATAAAGGCAAGTACCCAATCTATACTTCAGATTTACTTTCAGAGATTTGGCGCAAAGGATATGTTACTATAGATAGTGTTACTTCTTCTTCACTGCATTATGTCGCAAAGTACCTCACTAAGAGTGAAAAACAAGATGGCCTCTTTTGCCTTTATTCTCGTGGTATTGGAAAAGACTTCTTTGTTCGTGATAATTCCCTTACTTCAAATTGTTTGGCGGCTTATGATAATGGTTATGTTGTTTATCGTGCCGCTGATAATTGCTTTAAAGGTCCTTTGCCAAAGTTTGTTGACCGATATGCTGAGAAATTAGCCCCTGATTTCTTTGCATCTGTAAAGGCTCGCAGACGTGAATTTGTATGCAACCATTTCTCTCCGCTTCTGCCGTCTGAGCGTGAGAGATTTATTAAATCTCAGATGGCAAGAGAAAACCAAAAAGAAAGGGCATTAGACAATGCCGAGTAAACTCTACGCCGTTCGCGATTGCGCAACGGGTTTCTATCTCCCTCCTGTTATAGGAGAATCTGATAATGGTATGATTCGCAGTTTTGGTGATGCTGTTACAAGTGGTAAAGATACTCCACTTGCACAGCACCCAGAAGATTACACCTTGTGCCTTATTGGTGAGTTTGACCGCGAAACCGGCAAACTCTTTTCTACTGATATTGTAATCCTTGCTCATGGCTCTGATTTCGTAAGTAGAAAGGAATCGCCTAATGCCTAATGTGTATCATCGTTTTTCCCTCCCGCCTTGTGCGGGAGAGGATTTCTCGAAGTCGCCTAGTAAGACACAACAGCAGTATAAACATGATTGTGACATTAATGTCATGGTTCGTCGCTTTGTGCAGGGTGATATGTCTGTTTGTCGTCGTGACGGGCATATTATTGATACTCTCATTCCTGGAGTTTCTTCATTGCATGATTTGGTGAATATTCAGGCCAATGCTGATACTGCTTGGCAGTCTTTGCCAGACCCTATCAAACAATCTTATGGAAATAAAGAACGTTTTGTTGAAGCCCTTCTCTCGGCTTCTTCTCGTAAGTCTGATAAAATCGATGATACGTCAGTTTCTAAAGAGACGGTTTCGCCGTCAACTGATACAGTCACTTCAACCCCGTCTTCGTCTGAAACATCTCCTAAGGAGTAATTAGTATGCAGAAAGATTTTTCGCTTGTACCTAATATTAAGATACCTCGTTCTGTTTTTAAGCGTCCTCATGAACTTAAGACTACCATCGGCGTTGATTATCTCTATCCTATTTGGATTAGTGAGGCACTGCCTGGTGATACTGTTAAGTTTAAAGGTCAGTTCTTTGGACGTTTGTCTACACCTATTGTCCCTTTGATGGATAACCTTTATCTTGATACGTTTTTCTTCGCTGTGCCTATACGGCTCATTGATGACAATTTCCGCCGTGTTATGGGTGAAAGACCCTTTGGCGATACTACCACAGAATATACTATTCCGAGCCTTAATACTGGCTCGAGTGGTGTTGATTCCTTGTCTCTTTCTGATTATCTTGGCATTCCTGTTGGTGTGCCTAATCTTGATGTTTGTCCTTATTGGCATCGCTCTTATAACTTGATTTATAATGAATGGTTTAGACAGGAGGACATTTGCGAACCAGCTCCTATTGGTGGATTATCGTATGATGGAACGCAAGTTGATGAGGCTCTTTCGCAATATCCCCTCCGTAAACGTTGTAAGAGAGCAGATGCATTTACCTCTTGTTTGCCTTGGCCTCAGAAGGGTGATCCCGTAGGTATCAATCTTACGGGTGATTTTGCTGTTTCTTCTTTTGATAACCTTGACGTTAGTCTATATGGTACAGGTCTAAGCCGCACTGTTCAATCTGGCTATCCTGCTGATTGGCGTGGTTCTAATCTTGGTTCTGGTGGTTCTACAAATGCTGTTCTTGGTTTTAAAACTACCGCATCAAGCCCTCAGGATTGTGGTTCTGCAAGTTTGCGTATTTCTAAGGGTGAAATTGAAGACAATCTTTCTGTAAATCTTGAAGGTGTTAATGCTGTAACTATAAATAGCCTTATTCAAGCGTTTGCTACACAGTCATTGCTCCATCGTGATGCTGTTGGCGGAACTCGATTGATCGAACTTATAAGGTCGCATTTCGGAGTCATATCTCCAGATGCTAGAATGCAGAGGCCAGAGTATCTTGGTGGCTTTAGTCAGCCAGTTGTGTTCACAAGTGTTCCACAGACTGATGGCACTGGCGA